AGGTGAAGTTCACTTCCTTCAAGAACCCGGTCTGAAGTTGCGAGCAATCGCATCTCCTTACCGTATTCATCAGATGGCCCTCAAGCCTCTTGGCGATGCTATTTATAGCATTGTTAGGGATCTTGATTGGGATTGTACCTTTGACCAATCCAAAGCACTACCTAGTATTCAAGCTGCCCTCAGAGAGGGTAAGATGGTATACTCCGTGGACCTGACTGGTGCCACTGACTACTTCCCTTTGGAAGTTCAGTTAATGGTACTTCGTGAGATCTTTGGAGATCAAAAGGACATTGTCCTCCTCGAGGAAATCTGCAAGATGAGATGGAAATCTCAAATTGGGGATATCCAGTGGAAACGTGGCCAACCCTTGGGTTTGTACCCAAGTTTCGGTATGTTTACACTTACACATGGTCTTGTTCTAAGTTACCTCTCACGAGGTACCCCAGGACTGTTCTATGTGGTCGGAGACGACGTTGTCATCCTGGACGAGCGATTGTACAAGGAATACATCGAATTTCTCGATGTTACTAATTGTCCATACTCGAAGGATAAAAGTCTATCAAGTAACCTCCTTGCGGAGTTTGCTGGAAAGATAATTACCCAATACCAGGTTATACCTCAGTACAAATGGCGGGAAATGTCGAAAGACAATTTTCTCGATATTTGTGCTCAGCTTGGACCTCGGTCCCGCGAACTACTAACTAGCCGACAGAAAAGGGTATTTGATCTTGTAAAAGATCTTCTACCTCCTTTAGGTCTTAACTTCTCGGTTCCAGGTTCAAATCTGGAAAAGATGATGCTTAAGACTGAAAAGGTTCTGGCTGCTATCAGTGAGTCCGGTGTGAGATCTCTTGTAGATCTCACTCGTGATATTAATAACAGGTGTTATAAACATCACGAACCTTACTTACTTAACCTTGAACGGGTTGAGCAAATAAAGCAAACCTTCGACGAGAAGGTTTTGTCAGTATATTCACAAACCGTTTTCAGTAGAGCGAAAGCTCTATGGGAAATGGTGAGTGATATACCCCGGGCCCTAGATTTGAAACCTAGGTTACCCACAGAGATATACACCCCTTCCAGGGTGTCCACTCTGTTTAGGTATGAAGGATTACTCCGACAAGCAAAGTTGCTGTGATGCAACCCTTCCGAGTTACCCC